ATACTTAGATTCTTATTGTAAAATAGGTGGTATCACTACTGGAGGAGTTTGTACTGGGGAGTCCGGAGGTAGTGCTAGTATTAGTAAGACAGATTGTCTTGATGCTACAAAAAATGGATCAGCAGGAACGTGGGTTCCATATGACACTACTATTTGTACTACTGCTTCGGGTATTTGGTATGCTAATTCTACAGAGGATAGTACTGCGTCTTTTCCAGATGAAATTTGGTACGTAGAGCGAAAAGCGGTGGAAACAAATACACATATACAATTTGAATTAAGCTCTGCCCATGATGTTCAAGGAGTAAAGCTACCAGGAAGAACTATAGTAGCTAACTCATGTCCTTGGGCATATAAGGGAGTAGAATGTGGTTATTCTGGCCAAGCTACTGCAATTGCTACAATAGCGTCTGAAGCAGTAACTGCAATTACTGTAGTAGAACCTGGGAATTTGTATAGTATAGATCCTGCATATATCCATATTGGATCAGATGATCCAGATTCAGGTTCTGGGGCTACTTTTTCCCTTACAATAGCTTCCGGAAGTGTTTCAGCCGTAAGTGTAACTGCAGGGGGTTCCGGATATGATAGTGAAGATATTACAGTATTAGTTATTGGAGGAGGAGGCTCAGGATCATCCCTAACTGCCACAGTAGTAAGTGGAGTAATTACAGCTATTACAATAGTAGATGGAGGGACTGGCTATATTACAACTTCCACAGCTACAGTAAGTATTACAGGGGGAGGAGGATCTGGAGCAACTGCAGTAGTAGCACTAGTAACATCAGGTGCTATATCCACAATTACAGTGACTGCAGGGGGTTCGGGATATACCACTGTCCCTTCAGTAAGTATAACAGGTTCTGGAGACAGACTTTGGGATATTGATAATAACGTTGTTTCTAGTTCTTCCGATGATGTATGTGGAAAAACCTTTATATCTTGTGAACTTCGGTTCCCGGATACAGGTCCTAGCCCCTTCGGTGGATTCCCAGGAGCTGGGTTAAATATGGGTCGAATATAGTGACCGAGGAAAGCTTAGAGGCATTTCGACAACATGTTATAGAAGAATACCCTTTAGAAGCCTGCGGTCTTTTAATAAGTACTAAAAAAGGGAAAGAAAGGTACTTTAGAGCTAATAATTTATGTGAAAGTCCAGAAAATCATTTTATTTTAGACCCTTTAAGTTACGCAGAAGCAGAAGATAGTGGAACTATAATTGGAGTATGCCATTCTCATCCTAATCAAGAGGCTACTCCTTCTGAGGGGGATAAAGTAGCTTGTGAAACGTCTAATTTACCTTGGCACATTTTAAGCTGGCCAGTAAATGAATTGTATAGTTGGAAGCCAGAAGGATATGAAGCTCCACTACTTGGTAGGCAATTCGCATATGGAATTTTAGATTGTTGTACTTTAATTCGTGATTATTATAAAAAAGAATTAAATATCGATTTTGAATGTTCATGTGGTCAAGAGGATTGGTGGAATCAAGGAGAGAATAGATATTTAGATAACTACGAAGAGCAGGGTTTTGTACGTATTTTTGATGAAACTGATATACGAAAATATGATGTATTTTTAATAAAATTAGTTTCTCCTGTACCTAACCATGCAGCAGTTTTTGTGGGAGATGAAAAAATTCTTCATCATGTACAAGGTAGACTATCTACCAAAGAAATTTACGGGGGATACTGGAGAAAGTATACCTCACAGCATTTAAGGCACCAATCATTATGTTAAAAAAAGTAACTTTATATGGGGTACTAGCAGATAAATATGGAAAAGATTGGTCTCTAGATGTTAATTCGCCTGAAGAAGCATTAGCAGCTTTAGCAGCTAATAATATGGGGTTTAGACAGTTTGTTACAAACTCTGAGCAACAAGGTGTAGGGTACTATATAAAAGTTGGTACTAATTATTTACAAAATTATGAAGAGCTATCTTATCCTTCTGGTATTCAAGAAATAAAAATTATACCTGAAATCAGAGGCTCTAGGTTTGAGGAAGGAACAGGACCTGAAGAAGGGGGGACTACAATAGTGACTACTAAGGGGGGTAAAGGAGGATCTAAAAATAAAGGAAAGTTTTTTTCTGGGTTATTTTCCAAACTTTTATCTGGTTTATTATCTGGCGGTATTTCTAAAATGCTATCAAATACTCCTGAAAAAGCAGATGATACAGAAACCCCTACTAGTTATGGGTTTGATGGACCTTTGAATACAACTAAACAAGGAGTAGCTGTACCAGTATGTTATGGTCAATTATTAGTAGGTGGAGCTATAATTAGTTCGGGTATAGAGGCAGAGGAGTATACTCCTTAAGATATTATGAGTGAAGAAGAATTAATTAGAGGTAGTGGTAGAGGCGGAAAAAATAGAGGCTCTTCAGGGGGAGCATCTGAAGCGGACAATACTCTATTTTCAGTTTCTAAAGCTAGAATAGTTGATTTAATTTCAGAAGGAGAAATATCTGGTTTAATCAATGGATCAAAATCTATTTATTTGAATGAAACTCCAATCCAAGACAGAGATGGGGAGTTTAATTTCCCTGATATAGTTTATACAGCAATGGTAGGTACAAATGACCAAACCCATATTCCAGGGTTTTCTGGTACAGAGCAAGAGACAGTTATTAATGTTCAAGTAAAAAAAGACGCTCCTGGGGCAATTATTAGATCTTTTTCATCTAGTACTGTAGATGCTGTAAGAGTACTAGTATATACTCCAGGATTAACACATACACAAGATAGCGGTAGTTTAGTGGGGTCTTCTGTAGATTTTGATATTACTATAAGAAAAGATAGTGATGCCTGGAGTAGTGGTATATCTATTAGTAAATCTTTTGAAGGGAAAACAACGGCTAAGTATGAAAGATCATATAGAATAGACATACCTTCAGCTTGGAAAACTGCGGGGTTTACTCAAATATATATTAAAGTAACTCGTACTACAGATGATTATGATGGAGCACAAACTAATAATGAAACATGGTTTGGGTCTTTTACAGAAATAATAGATAATAAACTTAGCTACCCTAACAGTGCCTTAATAGCTATGCAAATAGACGCTAGACAATTTAGTAGTATACCTTCAAGAGGGTATGAAATAAAAGGTGTAAAAATAAAAATACCTAGTAATTATACTCCATATGATGGAGGACACTGTAGTATTGCAGGATATTATAGAAAAGATAGGTGTGAGGCAGCGGTAGACTCAGATGATACGGATGGAGTGTGGAGTGGTACTGCAGAAGGGGCCAATTTATATTCTGGAGTATGGGATGGTACTTTTACTACTGGATGGACTTCTAATCCTGCCTGGATTTTATATGATATATGTACTGATGAGAGGTATGGATTAGGTAGGTGGTTACAAGATGCTCAAATGGATAAATGGGCTTTATATGAAGTTGCAAGATACTGTGATGCTATAGATAATAGTGGTAATTTTGTGGGTGTAGATAATGGTTGGGGAGGAAAAGAAGCTAGATTTACTTGTAACTTATATTTACAAGGTAGAGAAGAGGCGTATAAAGTTTTAAATGATATAGCTTCTACCTTTAGGGGGCTGCTATATTGGCAACAAGGACAAATAACTCCAGTACAGGATACTCCTAAAGACCCTGTAATGTTATTTAGTGCTGCTAATGTTATAGACGGAATATTTACGTATTCAGGTACTGCAAAAAAGGCTAGACATAATGTAGCTCATGTAACTTGGAATAACCCAGAGGATTTTTATAGACAAAATATAGAGTATGTAGAAGACGCTGCAGGAATTGTAAATGCTAATAGTCAAATTTTCTCTACGGAAGTTATAGCAGTAGGTTGTACATCCCAGAGCCAAGCTAAAAGAGTAGGGAAATGGATCTTATTTACAGAAAAAAATGAGACTGAAACGGTAAGTTTTTCTACAGGATTAGAAGGTGCTGTAGCAAGACCTGGAGATGTTATTAAAATTGCTGATTCACATAGAGCTGGAATTAGATACGGAGGAAGAGTATCCCCGGGTAGTACTATTTCTACCATTAACTTAGATTCTCCTACAGGAGTAATAGACGGAAAAACATATACACTGTCTTTATTACAATCTGAAAAAGCTTGTGTTAGAGACGGAGCAAAACAAACATTAGTATCTAGTACTACTACGGCGGCGGCTACTAATAAACTTATAGATACTACTCAATATTTTACTAGTAGTCTTTTAGGTACTACTATTACTCGTTCTTTAAATAATGACACAGCAACAGTTACAGCAGTAGATAGTACAACTCAATTAACTTTAAATAGTAATCTAATGGCTAGTGGGGAAGCGTATACTTACCAAATTACTGGTGAAGAAGCTTGTGTAAATGCTAATATTAATAATGAGTGGAGACCCTATGTTTGGGTAGAGAAACGGGATGTAGTAACCCCTTCTGCTACTGCATCCGTTAGTACCCTTTCTGTAACTTCTTCTTTTGTAACTACTCCTACTACTAGTCATATGTGGATATTAGAAGAAATTGGTACAGCAGAGGCAGAGGAATTCAGAGTTCTAACTGTAAAAGAAGCGGAACCAAATATATTAGAAATATCAGCATTAAAATATCACGCTGCTAAGTATAACTCAATTGAGAGTAATGT